GCGCGATCGAAGACCTGCCGCCCATCGCTGGCGGCGACGACTACGAGCCGCTGAAGGCAGCCATGCCTCCCGCCACACCCGACGCCGCAGGAGGCGCAGCCCATGTCTGACAACATCGAGCGCCGGTACTCCACCGGGACGATCGAGGTCCGAGCGAGTGACTCGGGTGGCATCGTACTTGAGGGCTACGCGCTCAAGTACAACAAGCTCTCGCAGAACCTCGGCGGCTTCGTCGAGCGCGTCCTGCCCGGCATGTTCGCCAAATCCCTCGCCGATGGGGTCGACGTCCTCGCGCGCTACCAGCACGAGGACCACTACCTGCTCGGCCGCACCTCGGCGGGCACGCTGCGGGTGTCGTCCGACGACACTGGCCTGCCCTACGACGTCGACATGCCCGACACCTCCTACGGTCGCGACCTGACGGTCCTCGCGCAGCGCGGCGACGTGCGCCACTCCTCGTTCGCCTTCCGCACCTGGGAGGACGACTGGTCACTGACCGAGCAGGGCTTCCCGCTGCGCTCGCTAGTCTCCGGCGCGCTGGTTGACGTGGCGCCCGTTGTCACGCCCGCGTACATGGACACCACGAGCGGCATCCGCTCACTCGCCTCGAAGTTCGATCTGTCACCCGACGAGATCGCCGAGGTTCTCCGCGACAACAAGGTCGCCACACTGTTCTCCGCTCCCGCCCCGGTCGTCATCGACCTGGGTTCGCAGCGAGCGGATGAGAGCACGAGCCAGGAGCAGGGCGAAACCCACTCCGCGCTCGCGCTTGCACGACTGCGCAGCGAGCTTCAGCTCAAGCGCCCCATCTGAGGCAGGGCGACACCCACCTCGCAGCACCACCCAGCCCGTCGGCGCCCGCCGAACGGGCTAGTCGTCATGCCAATGGAGGGCAGACACATGAGCCCCGAGCTCATCAAGAAGCTGCACGAGCAGCACCGCAAGGCGTGGGAGGACGCGAAGGCGCTCCTCGACCACGCGGAGTCCGAGGGCCGCGACCTGTCGGCCGAGGAGTCCGCTCAGTACCGCAAGATGAACGAGGACATCGACGCCTACAGCGTTCGCGCACGCGAGCTGGCTGACGCCGAGGCTCGCGCCAAGGCCAGCGAGGCGACCTTCGCCGAGCTGCTCGCTCAGCCGGCCGAGCGCCAGGAGCAGCAGGCCGACAAGGGTGACGAGCTCCGCTCGTTCCTGCGTGGCGAGGGTCCGCGTGGCATCGAGGTCATGCCCGAGGCTCGCGATCTGACCAAGGGTTCCGCGACCGCTGGTGGCAACACGGTCCCCACCTCGTTCTACGGCAAGCTGTGGGAGCACATGATCGAGGTCAGTGGCGTTCTCGCTGCTGGCGCGACCGTGCTGCGTACCGCCTCGGGTGAGAACTTCGAGGTGCCCGTGACCACGGCGCACTCCTCGGCTGCGCTCATCACGGAGGGCTCGACCCTCACCGAGTCGGACCCGGCGTTCGCCAAGCGCACCCTCGGCGCGTACAAGTACGCGATGTCGATGCAGGTTGCTTCCGAGCTCCTGCAGGACACCGGGGTCGACCTGACTGACTACCTGGCTCGCCAGGCTGGTCGCGCGGTCGGTAACGCGCTGGGTGTCGACCTGATCACGGGCAACGCTTCCAGCAAGCCGTCTGGTATCACCCAGACGTCGACTCTCGGCGTCACGGGCGGCACTGCCGTCGCGGGTGTGCCGACTGCCGACAACCTGATCGACCTGTTCTACTCGGTCATCGCGCCGTACCGGAACAGCTCGGCCTGTGGCTGGCTGCTGCGTGACGCCACCCTGGCGTCCGTCCGCAAGTTCAAGGACACCACCAACCAGTACCTCTGGCAGCCCGCGCTCGTCGCTGGCGCGCCCGAGACCCTGCTGGGCAAGCCGGTCAACACCGACCCGAACGTTGCGGCCACCGCCATCAACGCCAAGTCGGTCGTGTTCGGCGACATCTCGGCGTACATCGTGCGCCTGGCTGGCGGCATCCGGTTCGAGCGCAGCGACGAGTTCGCGTTCCAGAACGACCTCGTCACGTTCCGCTGCATCGTCCGCGGTGACGGCATCCTCGCCGACCAGACGGGTGCTGTGAAGCACTTCGTCGGCGGCGCTTCCTGATCCATCGCTTCACCCGCAGGGCCATCGGCGCAACCCGTCGGTGGCCCTGCGGTGCACCACCCAACCGACTAGCGGAGGCATCGTGCGCGTGGTCCTGAAGGCAGACATCACCGGCTTGCGTAACGGCGTGGAGTGGCCGAGCCGAGGCTCAACGGTCGACCTGCCAGACGACGAAGCGGTGAGCCTGCTCAACGCGGGGCTGGCCGTAGCGGTCAAGGCCGAGGCGCGCGTCGAGGCCGCAGTGAAGAACGACCAGCCCGAGACCGCAGCCCGTACCACCAAGCCGCGCAAGCCGCGCTCCTGACCCTGAGAGGGGACCGTCGTGGCATACGACCTCGGTGACGTGGCGGCCCTCGCCATCAACATCACGGACTCGACCGGCGCCGCTGCGAACGCGACGACCGTGACAGTCACCATCACGAAGCCCGATGGCACGTCCGAGTCGCCGGCAACGCCGACGAACGGGACGGTCGGCTCGTACACCTACAACTACACGCCCGCCACCGTCGGCCGCTACTCGGTGCGCTGGCTGGCGACGGGCACGAACGCCTGCGCGATGAACGACGCCTTCGACGTCCGCGCAGCTGCATCGACGAACCTGATCTCGCTGGCCGAGGCGAAGGCCGCGATGAACTCGACCGCGACCACCGCGGCGACGAACGACGAGATCCGCGACTACCTCGAGACGGCCACGAGCCTGATCGAAGCGCACATCGGCCCCGTGATCCAGCGGACCTTCACGCAGCGCGTGACGGGCTGGGATTGCATCGTCCTGAGCAACGCCCCGGTCGTGTCGATTACGTCGCTCACGGGCGTGTACAACAACGCCACGGCGGTCCTCGCGGCTGCGGTCACGGTCGACTCGTGCACTGGCATCGTCCGCAAGCTCGACCGCTCGACCTTCAGTGGCGAGACCTACGACGTGGTCTACGTCGCCGGCCGATCGTCGGGCGTGGTCGACCCGCTGATCCAGCAGGCCGCGCGCATCACCCTGGCGCACCTGTGGCGCACCCAGCGCGGACCCGCAACGCCTCGCCTCGGTGGCGTCGACCAGGCCAACGAGACCTTCTCGCCGACGGTCCTCCTGCCGCTGCGTGCGCTCGAGCTGCTGCGCACGTTCAAGCGTTCGCCTGGGATCGCCTGATGCCGAGCGCGCTGCCGACGGTCCTGACGCAGCTGGTCACGATCTTCACTGCGAACTCGACTGCAGCCGTGTCTCTCGGGATGCCGATGACCGGCATCGAGGCCGAGACCGCACTGTTCGTCGGCGTCGATGACGTGGACGACACGGGCAGCGGATCGGCTGCGACCGCTCACCAGGAGTGGGCGACCGTCGGCCACACGACCCGCGAGGAGACCGGCGAGGTCACCTGCGTAGCCGTCGCCCGCAACGCGGACACCGATGCCGTCGCCGCGATGAATGCGGTGTTCGGGGTCTTCTCCTCGATCGAGGCCGCACTGAAGACGGCCCCGGACCTTGGCATGAGCGCCAGCACGCGCAGTGGGTTCGGCGAGGAGATCGACTTCAGCCAGCAGCAGGACGACCAGGGCGCACTCGCGGTCGTCGTCTTCACCGTCAAGTACGCAACACGGATCTAGGAGCCCGCATGTCGAAGTACCGCAACGTCTCCGGCGAGGCCCGATCCGTGGCCCTGCTGCACGGCCGGGTGGTCGAAGCCGACGAGGTTGTCGACGTCCCCGAGCACCTGTCCGACCCGCACTTCGACTGGCAGCAGCCAGGCGTCTGGGAACTCGTCAGCGAGTCCAAGTCCAAGAAGGAGTCCTGACATGGCTATCGGTTCCAGTCTCGCTGGGCAGGTGGGCGTCGTCGCCGAGTCCGTGTACGGCACTGCCGTCACGACCACTCGGTTCCCCGAGGTCACTGGCGCCAAGCTGCAGTACAAGCCGACCTTCGTGCAGGGTGGCGGTCTGCGCGCCGGCACCTTCTCACAGTCGAGCAACCGGCGCGTGGTCACGACCACGCAGGCTGGCGGCACGCTCGAGCACGAGCTGACGTTCGCCAAGATGGGCGTGATCATCCAGGCGCTCATGGGCACCAGCGTGACCCCGGTCCAGCAGGCCGCCACGACTGCCTACCTGCAGACCCACACCCTCGCCGACCCGGCCGGCAAGTCGCTGACGATCCAGCAGGGCATCCCGCAGACCGACGGCACCGTCCGCGCGCACACCTACGCGGGCTGCAAGATCGCCTCGGCCGAGTTCTCCTGCGCGGTGGACGAGATCGCGAAGGTCGTCTGGGAGGTCGACGCCAAGG